GAGAGGAGGAGGACACCTAAAACTTTAGCCCCTTATCATAATAATAACCTAAAGGCCACCTTGTAAAATTGAGACCCCGAATATCGGCCACCTCAATAAAAAACAAGCCCCAGAAGGAGAAAGACATGACTGAAGTAGAACAAGAACCAAAAGCTAATCCATACAATGCAAACAAATCTTGGCACGAGGAGCCAGAAGCATCACAAGGATCAGCAGATAGTCTATTTTTCGAAGCAGAAAGTTCTAGTGAGGCTACCCCAGAAGAGGCCCCTCAACAACAAAAAGGAACTAACTATAAGAAAAGGTATGACGACCTAAAAAAACATTACGATGAAAGGATAGCAGAGTTTAAGCAGAAAGAGCAAGAGTTATTGGCACAAGCGCAAGCAACTCAGCCAGTATATGAACCTCCAAAATCTGCAGAAGAACTCGAACAGTTTAGGGCTGAATATCCTGATTTGTATGAAACTGTAGAATCTGTAGCACATCTAAGAAGCCAAAAAGAAGTATCGGCTCTTCAACAAAAAATGCAAGCTATTGAAGAAAGAGAAGCAAAAATCTCTAGACGCGAAGCTGAAACTAAGTTGAGAGAACGGCATCCAGACTTTGAAGATATTCGCGGAGATGACGGATTTCATGAATGGGCTAAAAACCAACCTGAAGAAATTCAAGGTTGGATTTATAACAACCCTGATAATGTTTCATTAGCAAGTCGTGCAATTGACTTTTATAAAATGGAAATGGGCATCAGTATTAAGCAGCCCAGAACTCAGTCAAGTCGCCAACGGTCTAAGCAGGATGCTGCAAATATGGTATCTACAAAAACAACGAGTGTAGAAACAAAGCAGCCTAAAGTTTGGACAAGACGGGAAATAGCTTCTTTGTCTATGGATGACTATGATCGCTATGAAAAGGAAATAGATCAAGCCGTCCTAGAAGGCAGAGTTGCTAATTAACTTTGTTTTTTATTAGGAGATTTTAAAAATGGCTAGTAATACATCCGATCAGTATTTTGCTCAATCATCGGGGAGCAACTTTTCTGGTAACAACTTTTTACCAGAAGTCTATTCCAAAAAGGTACTTAACTTCTTTCGTAAGGCATCTGTTGCAGAAGCAATTACGAACACCGATTATGCAGGAGAAATTTCTGCGTTTGGTGATTCAGTTAAGATTATCAAAGAGCCAGTAATCACTGTCGATCAATATGAGCGTGGTGGTTCTATTACAGCAACAACATTGACTGACAATGAAGTAACGCTTGTTGTCGATACGGCGAACGCATTCAAGTTCATCGTAGATGATATTGAGTCTTCAATGTCTCACGTCAATTTTAAAGAGGTTGCCGCATCTTCAGCAGCTTACTCACTTCGTGACGCATTTGACACAGGTGTAATTGCTAAGTTGTTTGCAGGTGTTCCTGCTTCTTCTCCAAACCACGTTCTTGGTTCGGACAATGCAACTGACCTTGCAGCTGGTACTTTTGATGGTACTGGTAACCTTGATATCGGCTATGCCTCTGGCGAGCATGATCCAATTGATGTTCTTTCACACATGGCACGTCTTCTTGACGAGCAAAATGTTCCTGAAGAGGGCCGCTGGTTCCTTGCTAACCCAGAGTTCTACGAGCAGCTTGTACAAAGCAGTTCTAAGCTCATGAGCGTTGACTTTAACGCTGGTCAGGGTTCAATCCGTAATGGTCTCGTGTCTTCTGGTAAGTTACGCGGCTTTGACATGTACAAGACTAACAACATTGCAGCTACTACTAACGCAGCTGGTAAGTGTATTGCTGGTCACATGTCATCTACTTGTACTGCACAGACTATCATCAACACTGAAGTAGTCCGTGATACTGCAAGTTTTGGTGACATTGTACGTGGTCTTCACGTCTATGGAGCCAAAGTACTTCGTCCTGAAGCACTTGTCTCTGCCTTCTACGGCATCGACTAAAACGGAGTGGGGGATGAAATACTCCCCCTTTTCTATTATGCCACAGATAGGAAGTGAACAACAGCCAATTAGGATGAGTCCTAGAAGAACAACGAAGGTAAGCGGTCAGTACCTTAAGAATGAAAATCGCAAAAAATACGAAGAGAATTATGATCGTATTTTTAAGAAAAAGGAGAATGCAAATGTATCATAAGAAAAAAGGAATGGGTCATGGCGGTCGTATGCAAGCTATGGGCGGCGGAATGAAGCGTAGACAAGCTATGTATGGCGGTAAGGAAACAATGAGACATGGCGGCGCAGCACACGGCTCTCAGCCTTCTTACGGTAATACAGTAGATACAGCTATGCCAAGAGGAAGTGCAAACTAATGAGTACTCAAATTTCAAAAGAATCGTACAAATCTATTCAAGAAAAAGAACGGATGTGTGCTGAAGCAACAGGGAATCAGTTTCCATATCAGAAGCAAGCGGAACTTAAATTCCCCAAGCTTCGTAATGAGCAGGAGAACCCTAATGCAAGTCGAGGCACCTAAAGGCTACCATTGGATGAAAAGAGGGTCTTCATACAAACTAATGAAAGACCCTAAAGATGGTTTCAAACCTCATAAGGGCGCTTCTAAAAAAGCTAACTTTGAAATCCAGAGGGTTCATAAAAAATAATGGCTGCTACATATCTTGAAATTACAAACGAGTTGCTGCGAGAACTAAATGAAGTAGTTCTTACATCTTCGACGTTTGCAACGGCTATTGGGGTTCAGCAACATGTTAAGGACTGTGTAAATAGAGCATACCTTGACATTGTTAATGAGGAACCTCAATGGCCTTTTTTGGCTACAGCTACTAGCGGGTCAACAGACCCGTTTTACGGTAATGTGTTTGTAGAAACTGTAGCAGGCACACGTTGGTATTTGTTGAAACCTTCGTCATCTAGTCTGACAACTGATTACGGCTATATTGATTGGGATAATTTTTACTTAACAACAATTGGCGTAAGCGGTGAAACAGCTCCGTTTGTTACTCAAAATCTTAGATTTACTACTACAGAAGAGTGGAAAGATTTTACTAGAGAGCCTGAAAATGCAGACGATGCCGACACTCAAAATCATGGTGAGCCTAGACGAGTTATTATCAGTCCAGATAATAGAAAGTTTGGACTAAGCCCTATTCCAGATAAAGTTTATCGCGTTTATTTCTTTGCATACAATTTACCAACAGAACTAAGCGCACACGGGGATGAGATTGTATTCCCTAATATTTATAAGCCTGTGCTAGTTGCTAGAGCTAGATATTATATTCATCAATTTAAAGAAAGCGCACAGGCTGCAGCATTTGCACTAGAAGATTATCGTCGTGGGTTAAAACTTATGAAAGGTAATCTTATGACTCCAGTGCCTGATTACATAAAAGATGATCGCATGAGGTTTGTCTAATGTCTCAGCCCTTTGGTATTTCATGTAGAGGTGGTTTAAATACTAACCTTAATCAGCTTGAAATGCTTAGACAGCCCGGCCTTGCTACACGTCTTAGAAACTTTGAGGTAGATCCTGATGGCGGCTATCGACGCATTAATGGTTTTACGCAGTTCGGCAATACACGTCCTAATAGTGATAATGATGTTCTTGGGCTTTTTGTGTATGGCGACGGTGTGGTTGCTTGTTCAGGCACTGATATATTTTTTAGTATTGATGGCTCGACTTGGCTACAAATTAATAAAAGCAGTGTGGCTACTAGTGGTGACAACTATACCACTTTTACGGGCCGCTCTACCCTAGCGCGTACAGGGCAAGGTCAATGCTCTTTTGCACTATTTGAAGGTGCAACATTTGATTATGGCGAATTAATTATTGCAGACGGTGCTAACAAGCCTTTTTCGTTTAGAATGGAAGGCACTGGCGCACTAACAACTCGTACATTCTTTGCATTTGAAATTACAGTAGACGGCTCTAATGGCGTTAAGTATATAGCTAATTACGACCATCATCTTATTGCAGCAGGCGTAGAAAATAATTTAAATACGGTTTATTTTAGCGTTTATAATGATCCAGATAATTTTAGTGGTTCTGGATCTGGCTCAGTAGTAATATCAGATCAAGTTCAAGGTATTCGTGGATTTCGTACTGATTTGATTGTGTTTGCTAAAAATAGCATTCATAAGCTTATAAATATTAATGACACCTCAAATATACGTATTGATCCTATTACAGAAAACGTAGGTTGTTTATCAGGGTATAGCATTCAAGAAGTTGGTGGTGACCTTTTGTTCTTGAGTCCTGATGGTATTCGTACTATTGCTGGTACAGCCCGTATTGGCGACGTTGAGTTGAGTTCTGTCTCTCGACAGATTCAAAGTATTGTTGGATCTTTAGCGAGATCAATTAATGAGTTTACTGTTGATAGTTGCGTATTACGATCTAAGTCTCAGTATCGTTTATTTTATACACGAAAAAGTTTAAGTTCTGCTCTCTCAAAAGGAATTATAGGTACATTTACACCTAACGGTTTTGAATGGTCTGAAACACTTGGTATTCAGGCTATGGGGCTTACGACAGGATTCGATAACAATGGAATTGAAAAAGCCTTTCATGGTGATAAGGATGGATATATTTATAATCACGATGCTGGCAACGCTTTTAATCCTGCTGGCGTAGCTTCAAACATACAAGCTATTTATCAAACACCAAACTTTGATTTTGGTGATATTGGTACACGTAAAACAATTAAGTATGTACGACTGTCTTTTAGCCCAGAAGGTGAAGTTCAACCAACGCTGCGTGTGCGCTTTGATTATGAAGACACAGATATTCCACAGCCTCCAGACTATACAGTAGATACTGTTCCGCTTCCTGCAATTTTCGGCACTGCTCTTTTTGGAACAGCAACCTTTGGTGCTAGTAATGATCCGATGGTTCGACAAGCTGTAGAGGGTAGCGGAAACACAGTTAGTTTTAGAATTACAAGCACAGATACTAAAGCGCCATACGCAATCAATGGCCTTTACATAGATTATATGCCATCAGGTAGGAGATAAACATGGCTCAGAATTACACT